CTCTCTTCGTACATTGATATATAGGACCCGGTATGGTATCTCCCACGACAGCCCAGTCGCCCACAACAGGAGATGGGACAGCAGCCTGCAATGCTTCTACTGTAGAAAACAATCCCTTGTTGCGGACACTGTTCTGCTTGATCTTCTCCACTTCAGTGGAGGTCTTGCTGAAGTTGTTGTTAAGCCGATCTGCCGCCTCACTCCAAGTACCTGTTTTATTGATCGAATTAAGTTCCATATCACTTTATTTTATTTGGGCAATATGCTCTGATCCCACACAATCTCAGAACCTTTAACCATAATTATTCGTCCACCCATAATCTGGGTTTGATATATATAACCGTCACTTCCTCTTTGCTCGACAACCATACTGTCCGGGCGAAAATACAATACATCACTATTGGAAGGGTCATTCATAAAAATACGGGGAACCATACCATTCAATCCATATTGAAGGGATATATCTAAGAGCGAATTACCATCATTATCATGAATATCAATTGACGGTCTCCCATATTCATCCTCAGGGAATATGGTTATCTCGTAACCTGACGGTGAGGAAACTTTCACTTTCCCGACAAATTCAGGATTTCCATCTGCATCCCATTTAATGTTCCCATTGGCAAGCTGCCCGGAACCATCCTCATTCAACAGTATCTTACCATTGGCTATTTCAATTTTTCCCCGGAAATATCCGCCCAAAGCATAGATATATCCTCTCAAAAATACATCACCGCCATGAGTGGCAACGAAGTTTGCCATGTTCGCCCATTCCGCATCCGTAGGCTGGTAATTAGGATCATTACGGAACCTCATCACGGTAAGAATCGCCTGTTCAAGTTTTCCTCCTGCCCAAAATGCCACATCATCATCATCATTGTATATGCCGCTAACTCCGGCTGTAACCTTTTGCATCTTACCATCTTTGTAGTTGCCCAGTTGAATCATATTGGCAAGAATCAGACCACCAAGAATATCCACAGAACCATCTTTGATCGAACTGGCGATATAATTGATTGACTGAAAACCGGCTGTTGCCTTGTCGTTATCCAAAATGGACGGTTTCCAGTCAGTAGCGATGGTCCCTCTTTCTAACTGAAGGTCACAAACGGTTGCGGTACCACTGATGAGAAATATACCACTGCCATTGAAGGTAATCTTATGGGTATATCTCTGATAAGAGGACGTAAGAGGCTGAGTTGTGCTGAAATCACCACATGAAACAGACACAGACGTACCCTTTGCTTTATAGCTGATAACATAACTTTCTCCTTTAATTAATGATACAGACTGAGACAAACTACCGATTGCGGCAGAGTATCCGGAGCCGGCAGCACTGTCCGAGGATACGGTAGCCACACCCGTCCAATGCTTGAGTTGCTTGCTGTATAGCTCGGTGGCCGCTGATAACTCGGTAGTTGCAGACAGTTCCTCCGTTTCGTAATCTCCAGTAAACCCGGAATTGCGCAACAGATTGACACTTCCGACAGCCGCATTGTCTATCGCATCCTTGGCCTCTTGGGCAAGATCTGCGGCCGCCTGTATCTCATCCGGAAGCCCTTCCATGTTACGCCATCCGGTGGAACCCTGCTCGATATGGAACATACCCTTGATATCCACACCTTTATCCTGAGTATATTCCATGTAAGTGGTCCGATCCTTGTCACCAATGTATGCATTTCCGTACACCTTCATCCGGGCTTTGCCGGTAGATTTGTCAAAATCAAAAGAAATGACATCTTTCCCAGTCAAGGTAAAATCATTAATACCCTGATACATGATGATGGACGGAGAAACTTCGTTCACCGAAGAGAGAATTATCGCCGCCTGTCGGGTCATATCGGTCTTATGACCTAACCCCACGATATCATCACCTGCCACCGGAACATCGTTCTCGACATTAGGATCACATACGGTCTTGGACAAGTCTATATAGTTCTCACCCACTGCTGTGACCAACCGCCAGTAATAGCGGTTGCCGACATGATGAGAAACGCCTGTCTTGATATTGCACTCCTGGGCTATGGCAAGAGATCCCGGAGTAAACTGGTTCTCTATCTCAATTCCATCTTCCTCTTCTTTGAAATAACAACGATAGACATCATCCAACTCATCCACACGGTTGCATTTCATACCTGCATGGGAAATCACCTGCTCGCCACCTACATACGTCTTCTTCTTTACTTCAAGCTCGTCAAAAACGGCTTTGACCTTGACATACAGATAATCAACAACAGCCTGTGACATACCGTTTTCAAGCACAGTAATTCCACTACCGTTTTTACCTATAAGTAAACCCTTTAAGAAAGTGATAAGACCGTTGGCAGTGTCTTCCTTATCTTTACGAAGAAAGTATTTGGAAAGTTCCTCTATATTTGCACCTCCCGATATGGCAACAACCCTGTCTTTATTGGTTCTTATGTAAATAGAAGGATTATTATCATCATTATGTATGTATATCTCCCCCTCATTCAACCCTTCCAGTCGCTTTTCAAATGACGGGGATATTTTCGGTATAATCGGATTTCCTTCATCATCCGTTTCCGAACCGTACCACAATATCTTTATAGGATGATTTCTAGCCATGATTACACGTAATTTTCATTAACAAAAGCAGCTTTCGCCTTCTTATATTTCAACACATCGTCCTCTTCGGGATTAGTTAGTAAAAACGCGATGCCTGAAGATGAAGTTGTAATCTCAGTTTTGCCTCCGATCCCGGCGATATCATTTTGTCTAGGGCGTAAAGTCACTTTATATATAAACATCTGTTTCTTACCTATTGTATCAATCTTTTCCGGGACAGAATCCCCTTCCCGTACAAACAAATTACCGTTTATGCTGACATGAGAAAGGCAAAGTACCTTATTTATAAACTCCGCTATATAATACGGAACGCCACAACTTGTCCCGAAAACAAAATCAAATGTTTTATAAGGGAGAGAATACATTTCTATTATCTCCTGCTTCTGATTCACAAACTGTTCGTTTTCAACTTTCAACTCCACCCCATCCGGCTTGAATCCTCCTATTATTCTGAACTGGAACATCTGCCGGACCTCATCAATCCAGAATATATTATCAAACGCAGAATTATTATCTTTATGGGAATATTCAATCAGAATAGAATCACCTATATTCTCACACACGCAGAACTCCTCACATTCTTTATCGGCTATAGTTACTGTATATATCCCCTCCGAAGGAGATAATGAGGCATAATACATCTTAATGCTTTCATTTACATCATAAGTGAGCAGTGTTATCTTGGAGGAAATATTGCCGATCTTATCATTCAAATAAGCTGAAGGTTTTTCGCCGTTATCACAAAAGATTTGCAGCAGGATGTTGTCTGACACAGAAAATACTTGTCTGAAACATCCTGCATTTGAATATTTATATTTCAGCGGTTTAAAGAATAACGGACAAACATCTCCGATTGATATCATAGTCTTTTCGTAAGTTTCTAGTAACTTGTGACTTCACAAGCTTTCATTGCAAATATAACAATTAAAATTTGAATCTTTATAACGAATTAAAATTTTTCACGATCAAAGTTACTTTTGAACTTTGTGATTTTGTAAAATTGTAATCAGCCTGCTGATAATATCCCTGTACAACTTTGCCTTGGTATTCCAGTTCAACAATTCCTGTAAGATCTTCCGGGAGTTCCACATCCGAAGTCTCAAATTCCACCTCCGCCACAGTAAACATCCTTTTTGAGAGAATTATATCCCTACTTTCCCCCATTCCATCAATACCCACATCACTATTACCATCTGATGACGCAAAAGTAAGCATCTCAACAGATGAGCCGATGTATGCTTCATTGGCCAAAACCATAGAAGAAGGGGAAAACATGGCATTGAACATTGTGTCAGGGCTGAGAACGCCACCCATAAGATAATCTCTGTTCAATATATACTTAAGTCCAGATGAATCAGATTTCACCCCTACCATAAATAAATCAGTGTCACTTTCGTTGTCTGTAGTATCTTCACCTATCTTGTCAGCAAGGAACTCTATGCCGTATGCGTCCGCACGGTATGGAGATATCATTTCAAGGCTATTGTCCGTCATGGTCACGCCTGTGGTATATTCATTCGTAAAACGGAACTCATCCTTTCCATTAGCCGTGTCGTAATCCTGTTTGTCAAAGCCTATCCGTATCCGAGAATACACCAATGCAGAATTAACCTTCATCTCATAATCAGATAAATCATCTATCCTTTTGACAACATCATCCGAGAAGTATTTGCTTCTATGCCGAAAAGTTACTGTATTCCCGGATATGTCGTAAGCATAACCAAACACATAACTCATCCAGTTTGCAAATTTGGTGAAGGATGTATATATTTTGGCTCCAGGAATCTTACGGGCTGATTCAGCCGCCAAGAGCATACAATTATCAAGCCTTCTATCTCCTGTCCCCTCAATCACTCCAGTCAAACCATCTTTCTCTCCATTAATACTTTTAAGCAATCTGTTCAGCAATGTATCGGGCTTTATAACATCCATCTCAACAGGGTTTATTCGATTTTTCCATGATGCTTTAAAATAACTTGATGTTGAGACTTTGTATGGCAAATCCGGCAATACAGGTACAATCTCTTCTTTCTCATTGACATACATAGCTCTCACTATTATTTTATCATTATGCAAAAGACTTATATTGTACGATTCCGAAACCTTCTTTTCCACTGGCGTTTCTGATTCTGTCGTAAGTTCAAAACTTCCTATCACCGTTTCCGTAGTCACCGCTTCCCCATTACTATCAATCTCATTACTTATCTTCATAATCTGGAGCCTCACACCTCTTACATCATATCCCAAAGCACCAGACTGATATTTCCTAAACACAAACATATCAATATTAAACTCTATATTTATCCTAATTGATTTCAGAGCCTTTATCGAATATACATCATCACCACCTACTGTTTGATCATTAAATTCAAGAGACCCCTTTATTAAGGAATCACTGGCAGTTATATATATTGGCATTGGTGACATTTTCTTGCTGAAATAAACATTAATAAGAGTGTCATCGTCTTCCAATGTATCACCTGTAGGAATCCATTTTGCTGATTCTGAAAGTTCAAGTCCGTCATAAACAAGAGGAATGGGGCTTTTCACCTCTTCGACCGAATATTCATATTGAGTTCCTTTTTTTGACTTTATCATGGACGCCACGCTATCATCCACGGCATTTATCTGTAAGATACGACCATTATCCTGCAATGTAGAAAAATTGAGAGCGCAACTAAACCGTTCATTATACAACCAACTGTTATTTCTTGTACTTATTATTATTGAGGCAGAAGCATTCAAATAATCTTCATCATATTGTTTTAACAGCAATTTTCTAGCATCCCCAGCAAAAGAAAATTTGTTGGAAAATGTACGGATAACACCGTCATAGTCATTTCTCTTGAAACTAGCCTTCACCTCGTCCCAATTTTCAAGATCATCAGTAACCCTGTACTTCAGACCATTTATAAGTAACTCACATCGATAATACATAATTATTTCATTTTACGATTCAACCCATCGATTTCGTCACATGTCTGCCTTACAAGACAGGCATAAGATCCGGCGGTCCATTCTTTCGGATTGATATACATCTTATTATACTTCCCAATAGCGACAACTTCATTTATAAATCCACGTTTTGTAGGCTTCTCCTTCAGTCCCTCATTCTTTTCCTTACTTATCTTATCCAAATCATATTGTGCACGGGAATTTAATGCGGATATTCTAGCATTCATAGCCATTACATCACCTTTTTTACACGAATAACCTATCTTCATCAGGATATCACGCACCTCATCATACATTTTCAACTTCATCATGTTCTCACATGCCTTCATGCACTCCACGGTCATTGCAAGATTCATACGCTCATTACAATTCAATATCTCAGAGAGCAACTGTTTGCTCCCGACAATTTCTATATAGTCATTGATAATTTTTGCCGATGCAGCCCCTTTGTCCTCATCGTCAAATTCAATAGTATTGCTATCATTGGTATAAATCTCTATAAAAACGGACAAGGGAAGTTCATATATGTCACTTGTATACCTCATAATCAGATACTTTTTGAAAATTGCTGATAATTGTTTTCTCTTATCGCCTTGGCTAATTTTGCAAATCCTATCTGCTGTGATTTTTCCAGATGCCCTATCTTTTTCTCCAGTTCACTATAATCATTAACTATTGATACAGGAGGAAGATCGTTTTCGCTTCTATATGCCATAAGACCATCAAAATCATTTGCATGAGCCTTTATCCTGTCCATATCCACTGCATAAGGTATAACCTTCGCACCTTTAGGGATGTCAACCAAAGTAGGGACAGACGGAGTAATATACGCTCCTTTATCAGTAACGATTGTTTCAGGAACACCACCATCACCCACTACAGCCAATCCGCCTTTATGCGAATCAGTACCCTTGGCATACTTCGGAATAGGAGTCGCTATAATAGTAGCAAGCTGTATCGCTCCCATAGCACCTAGAGCAGCTATCATAGGTATTGCAGCAGGGAAGCCCAATTGTTTTATCGTCTGCAAAATACCACCTGCTATCTGTATAGCCGCCTCAGCTATACTGGTAGCTTTCTCAAACTTTGCCTGTTTTGTTCTTAATGTAGCTTTTTTCTTCTCCAATTCGGCATTCTTTTGTGCCGTTTTATTTTCCGCTGCACGTTTACGCGCTTCGGCTTCTTCAGTTGTTATAGCACCTCTTTCTTCTAAATCCTCTATACGGGAAATTTCCTCTTCACCAGCTTTCTCATTCGCTTCCTGTTCAGCCTCAATAGCTTCAATCTGGCGATCATAAATGGATGATATCATTTCACCAATTCCACTAACCATAGAAGCCCACATCTCGGTAGTTCTTTCCATCTTCTCACCGTCTGTAAGTTCTTTCCAAACACCCGATATCTTATCAGACATAATACTGAATCCCTTATCCATCCCATCAAATATACCGGCAAACGGGCTATCGATATCCGATGCAAGATCTTTCAATGCAGAAGAATAACCTTTCAACACTTCAAAATTCCTTCGTGTGATATCCTGTTGCTCTTCCGCTTTTTCCAACTGATCATCCGCATTTATAGAACCTATCTCTGCTTCCATAGCCTTTATGGATTCTCTCAGCATTTCAATTTGTTGCTTGCTTACCACGCCCGATGCTTCCGCTATCTCAATCATTTTTTCAGCAGCATCTATCTGTATCTGTAATTGCTCGTTTGCGGCTTTCCGCTCCAGCTCACGCATGGCTTCATCGTATTCTTTTCGCGATAGCAGTCCTTTTGAATAATTTTCTGTTATAATGTTTTCAAGTTCCTTATATCCAGTACTTGTAGCTGCTATACGGAGAGATGATTGTTCCTCTTCCAGTCTGAGCATCTCATCAGTATACTTTTTCTTTTCCTCGATCCTTTTTTTCTCAGCCTCTGCCAACTTCTTAGCATATTCCTCATTCTCTTTCGCTATCTTCTGCATTCTCTCTTGGCCCAACATTTCCCGAAGTTTGTTCTCTTCCTCAGAATATCCCTTTACAGCTGCTATCTGGTCTTTATATTCTTTCTCTATGGCAGCAAGATTACGTTCATGCTCATCTTTAATGAGAGAAACGGACAAGTCAGCCATTTTATTCCTAAGATTCTCTATGTATTGCGCTAAATCATCCGATGCTTTATCGGCAGAATGAGGATTAAATGTAACATCTCCAATGTTAATAGAACTTGCCATATCTCTACTAGCCTTATCTGCTTGATATAACTGATTTAATAAAGAACCTATTTCTTTATCCAAGTCTTCAACCTGCTTGTTTAACTTCCCATACATGTCTCTAGCTGTATCCATAGCTGCCCCTTGACTGGATTCATATTGTGCTTTCATCTGATCTCTAGCAGATTCAAGTTTCGCACGTTTTTCTTCTTTTTCTGCCAACTGATCTTCCAAGTCTAATTTTTGTTTAGCCTGTTCTACAAGCCGATCTTGCACAGCTCTAGCTTTAGCCGAAGCTAATATGGCATTAGATAACCTTTGATAACTATCAGCCGCTTTACCTGCAAGAATGTTTTCATCACTTATATTTTTAAAGTATGAAGGATATTGCTTTTTCAGTTCCTCAACGGCTTTTTCCCGCTCTCCCATAGGTTTATTCAAATTGACAGCAGCCCTATATAATATATCCAATTTAATAGCTTCATCTTGGGCATTTTTCACACCTTCTTTTTGAGCTTTATTCAAATCCTCCTGAAGCTGTTTTAGATAATCAATTTCTTTTCTCGCATCAAACAGGCTACCCACCCATTTGGTTATCTCACCTCCATAACTCGATAAAAGAGTTATCCCAACAACTAAAGCCGTCTGCCAACTAAGAAGGGAACTCAATACCTGTTTAAATACAGGTGTAGCAGTCTGCCCCGATTTTTTAAGAAGTTCATATTCCACCCTTGCTTTCTTTAACTCATCAATAAATATAGGAAGGTTATTGGATATGGCAAGAAAGAAAGTATTGGCACTAACAGACAAAGCCGGAAGTTCTCTCGCAATCTGTTGTATGGAAACATTAAGGCCATTCCAACCAGAAGCATAATTACCCACATTACGTTGGTAATTGCCCATCTGTGCATCTATATCCTTTAATTGTTGATTCAGCTTGCCGATATTGTTCAAGATATCCATACCTTTTGCTCCCTCGCGTGCAGCTTGTGAAAGGTTATAATATTCCTTTTCCAACTGAAGCATTGAAGCCTTCATCTCGTTATAGCTTCCTGTAGTGGCAATCGCTACCTGTGTATGATTTCTCAATATCGCCAAATATTGTTTATTCTGCTCTGTCAGCGTGCGTAACTGGGATACCGTAGCATCTCTTTTGGACTTGTATTCCTCTTCGCTGATAGCACCTTTCTTATACTCCTTCGATAATTCTTTCAGAGATGTTCTTAAGGCTGAAATTATTTCTTTGTTATCACTTAATCTACTGTTCAATTCGGAGGCTTGTGTATCAAAAGCCTTTACCGTCTGACGGATTGAATCAAAATCAGCAGCAGTCATGGATATTTTCTTAGATGCCTCTTGGAATGAAACAGAAGCAGTTTCCGCATCCTGTGACACGTTCTTCAAGTCTTCGGAAGCACCTCTCAAATTTACTTTTACTTCCGTTATCTTGTCTGCCAATGTATTCAATGGTTTGGTAAGAAGCTCTATCTTACGGGAAATATCGGTCAATAACTTTAATTGACTAGCCTGTAATTCAGACAACCTATTTTGAGAAGCATATAATTTGGTAATTGTAGCATTATAACTGTCAACTTTAGACTGGTATTCTCTTAGATTACCCGGCTTAAAATTTATGCCATCACTTAATTGTTTTGTGAAATTCGCATATTCGGAAGATGTGGTTTGAATATTAATCCTTATCTCATTTAACTTCTTAACGATGTTAGGATCAATCGCATCAGTAATTTTAAATTCTGCTCCTGCCATGGTCTTTTCGTAAGTTTTGGGTAGTGCATGACTTCATGCACCTTCTAAAAGCAAAGATAGTGATTTTATTGATATTATGAAGGTGAGAAAATAAAAAATGAGGTTGTATCAAATGCTGACACAACCTCATTTTTTATCATTCGTTTTCTTGAATGTTATTAAATTTACTCCATCCTATTGCCCTTGAATATATTTCCAAACGACCTTTAGGTACATATAAGATACAATTCTTTTTCACATCTTCATCAAAGCAATTTTCAAAAATATCTGGAGGAGTCAAACATTCTATATTTATTTTTGCTATATTGGGACAATTTTTAAAAGCATTAGGATCTATATTTTTGGTTCTAGGACCAATAGTAATAACTTTTAAATTTAAGCATCCTTCAAAAGATTCATCTCCAATCCTTTCCGTTCCTTCTCCTGTATATAAAAAATCAAGGCCCAAACAATCTTTAAAACTTCTTTGACCTATTATTTTTACTTTTTCATGGATAGTAACATCAGTAATATAAATCATTCCTTTAAAAACCTCATAACCAATAGTCGTAACCCCTTTAGGTATTATTACTTTTCCCTTTTGTTCACTTTTTATTTTTTCTAAAACAAGAGCGACATCATTATCCCCTGCAATAGCTCTCAATACAAAATCCCCATCTTCAGCTTTAGTTCCTTTTCCCATGTTGAGTGCAACAATTACTATTATTGCTATCACTCCAATCATTAAAATAGCAGACATTATCTATAGTTTTTAATTAGTTATTTTTTACAAAGTACAATATTTTCAAATTCAATTGCAAACATTACAACATATTTGTTTGCAATTTAGAATATTGTATAAATAAATTAGATACATAGCATTTCAATCTTCATGTTTAAATTTCACCTTCTCACTTCTTTTCCCAGTGCATACAATCAGTTTGAGATGCTTGCCGTATATCTGTTCAAGTCTATTATTTTGTTCTTCCATTTTTTGAAGTATAATTTCAAGTTTATCTATTGTTTTCATAGTCTTTTTATTCGTGTTGCGAATCGCAACTGTTATGGATGTAAAGAGTCTGCCCACCTCGTAAAATAAGGTGGGAAAGACTTGATTAATATGTAAGATTTAAATTAGGCTATTTTCATCAATTTTCCGTCAGAACGTTTGCCACCAAACAGGTAATTGATGTATGCAAGCCCTTTCTGTGTGCATAGCACAACCATCACGACAAAGCCCGGATGATTATCTCTTGGGATAGGCTTTTCTTTCATCTCAAAGTAGCCTGCATCAATATATTTCTGTTTTGGCTCATTCCTGTTAGCAAAGAATACTCCTGCTTCACGAAGCTTCTTGAACAAGGTATTTCGTCCGAATGGTAAGCCGAGTATCTTGGCAGCCTGTCCTATATCACATTTGCCTTCCATCGCAAAGGCTTTGTCGGCAAAGTCAGCTTTGGGCTGGAGCTTCTCTATCTTAGCATCTTTCTGTTCGATTTGCTTTTTCTGTTGCTCCGATTCAATACGCATCCGTTCTTTCTCCTTTTCAGAAGCTACCAAAGCCTCCAATGCTTCAATGTAGGTGCTAGGAGTTTGAAAATTCCCGTTTTGTTTGTCCCTTTCCAATTCTTCCCAACGATCTATAATCTTTTCCCTGAGTTTTGCATCGTATCCGCTGGCAAGGATTAGGCAACCTTTCTTTGTAAGTTCATAACAAGGTCTTTTCTCACCCTTTTTATCGGTGTATTCAACCTCCACAAAATTGTGGGCGTTTACTCCTTGATTAAGTAAGTTTCTGATGTCACGTAAGATAGCATCATGTCGCTTACCTGTGAGTTCCGCAATCTCCAGTGAACTTATTGTTCTTTTTTCGCCATTTTCCCCATCAATAGGTATTAACTTATTAAAATTTTCCATATCTTTGCGATATAAGATTAATATTGTTCCCCGTTGGCGGCTCAGTCACTTCCGCCTCCGGGGATTTATTTTGACTGATTGTAGCAGGTGAGGGATCGAACCTCATTGTGCCATTATTCACTCCTGCTTTCCTCCCTTATACTATCCACGCTTGGAATTGTATAAAAAGAAAGTTCCGTAATAGGTGCAAGCTACTACGGAACAGTCATATATAAACTCCAATAGGAGAATATTTAATCAACATCAAGTAACGCCTTGCACTTGTTACATATACAAAGGTAAATGATGTTTTTATCTTATACAATGGTATGAATATTAAACAAAAGACAATATCAATTAATAGTAATACTAAGTAACGCATAGTAATATATAGTAACGCAATTATTAAATATTACATTCACAATTTAGACAAAATCTAAATTACAACATAAATGATAGTTTTGTTTTTCAATTAAAAAATAAATATCTTTTCGCACAAGACATTTGAGGAAAAATCAATATTTACATTGGGAGAACATTGGGATATTTTCGGTAATACAATTTAGTCAATGTAGATTTAAGGCTGTTATAGTCTTTGATAAAGCCTAAATCTATCCATTGAGCTATCTGTAATTCTAACTCATATAATTCGCGGATTTTATCTTCATCGCCAATCTTATTACGCATTTCTGATTCATGTTTGCCATAAACTATGATGTTTAGAGACTTGGCTAAGTCCTTAATCTTTTTCTGGAATATATCCCTAGGGAGTATTGAACAAACGGCATGACACATAGCAGGATAAGCATCTCCAGCTAAATTACGGTATTGAATCATCTCATCATATACGAAGCGTATTACCTTTACTTCAAAGCGAGGATTAATCCACATGGCAAATTTGGTAAATAAGAAAGGATGCATCCATACTTCTTCTTTAGGTCTGCCAGCTTTACCCTTCTCTTTAACCTTACTCTTCTTAACTACCTGATTATCAATTTTAGGGGAATTTTCCCCTAAACCATTTTCACGTTCTTCAGCTATGAGCGCTTCTATAAAATCTCCAGTTCTTTTAGCCAAAAGAAACTCATCCATTTTTCTTTGTTCATTTCCTTTTACTGAATTCCATTGACGTAACAAGTCCCCACCGTCAAAATAGCTATCTTTTGTTCTCTGACTAACTGTAAATTCACCCATTGGGCGAATCATGATTTGATTCGTTTTCATGTCTTTTCGTTCACAAGATGTTCCGTACATCTTAATACGGGATATAAAAAAATGCGGCAACCGATATAGAGGAGTCGGCCACCGCATCATATCCATTACTCTTAATGAATATATAATATCTTTCTATGCGAAACCTCTATCTATCGCTGTTGCTAAATTAATAAATAATACGGGAAACGCCAAAATAATAGAATGATAAAAATCACCATTTTACGGAAATATGAATTCAACAAACTCACCCGACCAGTTTTCACCTTCACGACAGAATTTATACACATCTCCAACCTTGTATAATATATAAACACATTCATCCATAACAGCAGCCTTCTCTGCGATTGATCGCATATGCTCCATTTCCCTCATTGACTTATTCCCTTGGCACAAGCAGTTTTTCATAATTCGGTTCAATTCCATTTTTTGTTAATAATACTTTATAGTTCGCACCTCCTTATAAATTTCTCAATAGAGGGCATAAGCCTGTACGTAACATAATGCCTCCTTGCTTTGGAGCTTACCTTGAAAATTTTATAACCATATTTCTTCTCAATATCAGAACCAAAAGAAACGCCATAGCTGGCAATCCTTATACCATTTGATATTGGTATTGCCGTGATGGAACTATAAAAATCTCCACGTATGATAAGGTTTGGAGTATTGTTCCCTCTTGCAGAAAAACCCAGATATGAAGGTTTCGGTTTCTGTATCTTTGTCTTCCAATTTTTATAGCGTTCGGCGTTTTTCTTCCAATGCTCTCCATAAGTTTTTTTAAAGTATGGGTCCTCTGTATATCCGGGAATTAAAGGACTTTCATCGCCATCAACACCACTATATAGCTGTTCTCGTATATATTCCTCAAACTGAGGAACATCCCTTTCCATCTTATCCCTTATCATTGGCTGAATGCCATCAGCCAATTTCTTCCAACATCTCGCGTATTCCTCCAATGTCATAGCAAAACGGGGGATCAATCTCCCCCGCCTCCTAAATTACTGTTATTGATAATTCTATTATATACGGAAACCAGCCTTGATTTCCGCCTTTCTCTAGAAATGTCCTTCCAGAATACATCTATATTCTGAGCGACAAACTCATCCAATGAAAGTTTGACCACCTCGGACTCTATAAATGTGACTCCATTAATTCTCATTGTACCCATTGTTCAATTCCAATGACCCCATTAGCCTGTAAAATAGAAGGAGATTTAAGCACCGGCACACCTCCTGTCGCTGTAAGCACACCGTTACTGTATTCCAGTGCTGATGCACCAGAAACGACCGTTGAAGCCTTCTCAGACAATATAGATCCATAATATGCAGTAAGATCCGTGCGGTCATAATGATCCACGAGCTTATATGTATTTTCAGGAGATGTCATTTTGACAAACTCAACGTAATTCAATCCCTTGAGAACATTTTCCAAATTGACACCCGCTTGCTTTACAGACATGTTTTTCATCATCTTCTCGGTATCGGAATACATCGCATTAAACGCAAGATAAGCCTTCTGACCGCTTGAATCATAAGCCTGTCCTGTAGGGTAAACACCAGATAATGCAAAACCCGCAAGTTCATCTGTCCCGTCATCTTCTCCGTAGATTACATTATTCTTGTCAAAAACATACATATCAAACAATGTATCCTTGTTGGCTACAAGATTAGCTTGTAAAGCTAGATTAAACTTACGCAACGTGAATGTATCCGTCCTTGCCGAATAGCCCGTTATTTCCGACCCGGCATAACCATTTTCTGTTGTATTGGGTTCACCGCCGCTTACCGCGTATTCCGAAAATCCTGTAATAGGATAAATTCTGTCCGGATAATCAGCATGACAGGCTTCCTCCAAAGCCTCAGCAGTCAATTCTTTGGGCAGTTTTTTGCCATGAATGACCAATATAACACCTGCGACCTTGTCCGGTTGCAGGGGGCAGTAACTCATTCCAGTATTAAATCCGGACGTGCTGCCGCACTCTCTAATATCTGTTCGCATAACAATTCTGATTTTTAACTGTTAAATCCAAATTCTTTATTTCAATAGCATCTATCTTTTCGCCAACTTCCTTACCGTCAACATCAACAGCGCCACGTCTTCCAAAACTATAATTTTCTGAATATGTATGGCTTACAATACCGGAGTAACCGAAATCAAATTTATCACATTTTTTTAACTCTTCTATGAATCCGTAATACAAAGGTCGAAGAATACCTTCAAAAGATATCTCACGACGTTGTTCATTTGTATACTTTTCCAGTGTATTGGTAGCGATTATTATGTTTACAGATGCCTTACAAAAATAATTCTCACTATCCCTTTCCTCGTCTAAGGGAACATACAGCCCTATCATTGGGAATTTTCCCGATGCTGTCACCCTGCTTTTCCCAAGAAGAAGAAGTGTTTCCCTTATATAAGAACTGTCACCATATATGTAATTTATCTGTTGATCCATTCTTTTTGACAAGGAAGCACATACATCTGATATTATATCAATTATCATAACCCAAAGGAATTAATTGTTTCCATCAATTCGAAATCGGTGGCGATATCCGGATAGTCCGCATTATTGCCTTGAAGCCATCTCACAAGTCTGATATTCATTCTTACCATGTCGTTCCATGCAAACATCATTTTCCTTTCGGGACTTACAAGACGGCCATCATCTCCATCAGCCTTCACTCCTGTAATAGTCGCCTGAGTGTGATTATGTCTCAAGTAATGGAAGTATATATAGTTGGCGATGGGGGATTTGGAAATCTCCCTATCGCCATCACTATATTTCATGACAAGATGCGCTATAAGATCATCCCATCTTTTTTCCTTAGTTTTTCCATCGTTGGAAATATAGGATGAGAATTCCTTATACAACTTTTCCCCTAGGAGCTTCTCTAAATATTCCGGCTCATATTGCATTACAAAGCCTTGAAGGCTGTCAACAATTGCCTTATTAGTCTCAGAAGGAGTATGTATATTCAATACTGCACCTTCGATATCAAGAATACCACCTTGGAAAAAAGTATAATCCACCAACATTACACAATATCTTTGAGGTTCTTCTTTTTATTGAACAAATCTTCAGCACCGATTTTCTTAGCGTCTTCCATCAATTCCGAAGGAACAGTGGCAACACGTCCATCTTGGAAGAACTTACCTGCAAGTAACATATTAACACTTACTTTATCACCTTTTTTATAAACGGCCCCGTCCTTTGCGAACTCAACCTCATAAGTTTTAGTCAAATTTACTTTCATAATGTTTAATAAATTTATCCGCCAATACCGGCAGGGGTTATAGCTTCAATAACGGTCGCAATCTTATCCTTGACAAATGCAGTTTTATATTGCTTTTTAATATACACCATAAGACGTTTTTCACCAAGGATAGTCACCATATTTTTAGTGAAATCATCATTTTCCCATCCAAGTGTAATGGTAAGAACCCATACATCACGGATGTTAAGATAGTTAAAATCGCCAACCCAAATATCACCTTGTTTGATTGCAGTGCTGGTTTCCACTTTCAAACCTTGAATCAGTTCATCACCAATACGGAAAGGACGGAGATATTGTCCATTAACATCCTTAGTCAACTGCATCTGTGCATAGTCAAGAGGATGCATAAGCACAAGGTTTGGACGATAAGCCATATTGGACATTGATACAATCTGTGTATACATACCAACAATAACATCATAAGTGTTGGGTTTCTCTACTTTCAGAGCTGTCAAAGAGAATGTAGGTATATCACTCCCAATCCCTTTAATCTGACCGCCGGAACCAGTACCGGACAGAATGCCTTCTTCTTCTTTTAGCCCAATACGATTGATAATCTCGGCCCTAACCTCCGCAACTAACTGGGGCAAATCAGATAATGTTTCTTCGGATGTCTTTGTTCCAAGAGCCACCTTACCGGCATTGATAGTAACTTCTGCTAATGTACCGCTCATCATAGGCTTAAGACCGCCTTCTGGAACCCATTCGGCTTCTTCTTCACCCGGATTGAACTCCGCATAAGTCAATGATCGTGTAGATATTGCTGCCACATTCGCAAATTTACGGATTACAGTCTGAGAGCGTGGTTCAACAGACAATTGATTATCAATAGTCATATTATAATGTGGTGCCACATTTGTACTTGTCACAGGAGATACATCTTTTCTGTTGACAACAATCGTAAGGTTTTTCTTAAATCCTATAGACTGCTTACAAGCCGTTTTCAAGTCCACAGTTTTCTCTCCATGCTTGCCTACTGTGATGAAATCCTTCAGTTGCTCTTCAATCTGTTGGTCTACAGACTTGAACACCATTTGCCCGTCTTCATTCTTATGCATTGCACCTTTCATGCGAACGATTATCTCTTTCATCTCACCAAGTTCCTTACGCACTGTTTCCAATTCCTTTTCGGAATCTATCTTTTGAGAAACCTCATTTAATTTATCCTCAAAAGTTTTTTTGTCGATAGTATCGTCCATGAAATCGCCTACAGTAGCGTTTATTGCGTCCTGCAACGCCTGTAATGACTTCACGGAAACCTCATCCATTACCGACAAATCAATTTTGCTTAAAAAGTCAAATTTCATGCTTCTTTAAGTTTTAAAGGTTTTGTAAATAGTTTTATTTTTTCATCGGCTCCCTCTTCATCAAGTGGCTTGTCTGCCGGCTTGTATCGAGCGAGTGACATCGCTTTTCTTACTAACATTTGGATTTCCTCCCTCTTTCTTATCGGAAGTCCTTTACATACATCACTTATTTCAACCGGAAGTGACTCCAACGCACTTTCATATTCTTCTGCCGATTTCAGACCAAGATATTCAGTTTCTCCGTTACATCCTATGGACACTACGGATATCTCATACAGAATGACTTCCTTTACAACCAAGCAATCACGTTCCCTGTCATATTCACATTTTTCCCATACATAACTATAACCTATAGAGAACTGGTTCAAAGTGCCACTTTCAAGCTGCTTCAACGCTTGATTTCCTCTTTCCACATCATCAATAGACGCTTCAAAGTAAAGCCCTTTCTCATCTTCTTGCAGAAGCGTAATGCGTCCTATAGGCTCATGCATGTCATGCATCCACAACATGATAATCTTATCATTAGCAGAACTTCCCGGGCCTCTCTCCTGTATGCTTTTTGAAAAACAACCTTTCAGGAGCATGTCACCGGACTTATCAATGTTATTGAAAACCGCAGCATAACCACTGATAGTTCTACTGCCAGAATCATATTGTATCTCCTTTGCATAAAAAGCTAAGGATTTATACTGCTTCCCCAACCTGTTCTTGTATTTGCTTGTCTCCATCATTATTTATTTCACTTTTAAATTCTCCCTTAGGGTTATCAGGATCAATATCTGTAAAATTGGACATTTCGGTTCTTGCTTCTTCAAAAGTAATCAGCCGATTGTTATACAATGAAGCTACAGCATTAGAGGCTGTAGACAAGGCATCCGCCAATTCTTTCATATCCTTTTGAAGGCAAGGGACATGAGTGAAGTCCATTTTGATTATTGCCCTGTCCTTACATATAGCATTAGTCAGAACCTCTGTTATAGATTCACTGTCAGGGATAATAAGATCCTGATATGCCGCTTTCTTTGCTTGAGAAGAGTTATCATAAGTACTTCCTTGTATAATCAGATTGGGGTCAAAGCCTATCGTCTGAGCTATCGCTTCCAAACACGCCTTATCCTCCTCATGAAGCTTCAATTGGTCTGTATTTGACCCCAATGTAATCCACCCTAGTTTCTTAGGAGTCACCATGATTTCATACAACTTATGCACTATACCATATTTCCTTTTGAAATCATCCTGCAATTTCTTGGATTCAGACGGAGTAATAGCTGCATTCCCTACGTCAGTCGTATCATTCCCGTATAGTATCCCTTTAGGTCCTCCATTAACAATAAGGTTTCCTCTCCCTATCAGTTGAGCCATATAGTTTCGAGTATGAGTAGATAATGCGTCCACAGGGGAGTGGAAGGTAATTCTCCCTCCATTATTACTTGGAATATCCATTATCGAATCGTATATGACAAAATACTCCTCATCACCAAGTTCTATATTCTCATTTCCCCAACGTATATATACCTTACTAGCAATTGAAGAAAGCTCTGTTTGAGTAAACGGGCCCTTACCGAATGATTCCATGTAGAATAATTCGGGAGGTATTACCATCATGGATTTAGGGAGATCAGACTTTAAAGCTCTTAGTGTATAGACAGGGCAAAATCCGAAACACTTCAAAGATATCTCAATCTGCTTTATAAAAGAACGCCCACTCTGTATCACATTCGGACGATTCAAAAGAGTCACAATGTCTTTAAAACTCCTCTTCTCGTTTCCGTTAATATCCGTCACATAATACCGCCCATTCTGCATCATTCTTCCGCAATGATCTAGAACCATTGCAAACGGCCAACATTCATGTAAGGCTCTTGATTTCCCTTCAACGGTCGACATGTCAAAATCTATATTCCCTCTATTGTCAGAAAACAGATTTTCCACCCATTTAGGAACATAAATAAAATTACCACCATCATCTTTACCATGATAAGTAGCATCACTATACATATCCTTATTCGACTTCTTTAAAGAAGGTATCTTAAACCATTGTTTCATTGTTCAACAATAAAGGCAACCGCCGTTATAATACAGCAATTGCCTCCACAGTGATCACGTTCTAAAAGTGGGTATGGTGTAACTTCACACCATGAAGGCTATTGCCTGCTACAAAGGAACAAATTAATTTATTTATTAACAAACAATTTAAATATTATTTTTGTTTAATCTAAATTAAAATAACAGATTATACAACATATATTTTATTAACCTTTTTTCCATGTGGATACAACCTGTTTGATATCTTTGCTATTGTCTTCTTGGGAAAATGGGATAGAGAGTAGGGCGTGGATTGAACGGCTGCTGTGCTTTTTGCTAGCGGTCGTTCTTTTTTTGTATTCTTATTTGCGAAAGAGAGAAGCAATATTTATCTTTGTGGAAGCGTGTGAAGATGCACGCCACATTGATTATGACGAAAAGACATACTACATATTTGATAAAGCCAAGAGCTTGTTGCGGATTAGTTTCCGTGGCAGGCTCTTTTTTTGTCATACAAAATAAAGGTTAGTTTGAAAATCGGGTAATCCAAAACGTGTAATTGACGGTAATTAAAAGTTAACATAAAATTAGGTAATATGACAGATTTAGTTTTTAAAGGTCAGAATGATCAAGTTTTAACCAATAGCCTAAAGGATTTTATTGAAACAATGTATCCTGATTTAGGAGATTGTATAAAGTTGTATGAAGATTGTTACACAAAATGTATAATTTGTGCTGACGGTAGCGTATTAACGCAACTTGAATTAGCTGATTCATTAATAGAATATGCGCTCCTTGGTAATTTTGACAAAGCTGTAGTTGTAAATAGTTACTTATTCGGAGATTGTAAGATGTTGCATTATGCGATACTTAAAACTATGGCAGAAGTATTAAGTAATCCTCCCAAAAATTGTAAAAATAGAAGTACATATCTTATGAAAGACAAGAATACAGGTCTTGTAAAAATAGGTTCTTCTTCAGATATATCCGTTCGTATTCAGACATTATCTTGTGGGAATCCATATCTATCTATATTGGCTGTTCTTGATAAAAACATAGAAAAAGAACTTCATCTCAAATTTGCAGATAAAAAAATAAAAGGTGAGTTTTATAATCTTACAAATGAGGATGTGTCACATATAATAAAAAAATATGGATTTACAAGCTATGTAAAATCTATTATATAAAACTTACTTTCAATGAGAGATGTAATCTACAATTTTATCAACGAGCACATGATGATACATATTGTGCTTATAGCCTTGTGTATTGCGGCTACAATGGGGGCGATGTTAGTGGACCTTATTACGGGAGTTATGAAAGCCAAACAACGGGGAGAGGCAAGAACATCCACGGGGTATAAGAAAACAGCCGTCAAAGCGAAGAAGTATTTCACCCCGTTCATAGAATTGTGCTTCATTGACCTGTTATGCTGCGTAGTTATCCCCTTCCCTATTTTTTCAATGATTTGGACGGGGTACTGCATTTTCTGTGAGTTTAAATCAGTTCGTGAAAAATCATGGGAAAAAGCGGAGTTGCGCAAGGCAGAAAACACAATGAGTGTGATTATCGAGAACAAGGATGATATTGCCAAGATCATGGCTCAGATATTGTTTGATAATGAAAACAAGAAGGAGGAAAAGAAATGAAGTATTTTACAATTGCGGAACTCTGCAAGTCAACGACTGCTGACCGCTTGGGTATCAACAACAGATGCAGACAGGAGCATGTGACTGCTCTGACTGCCTTGGTGGATAACGTACTGGACCCGTTACGCACATGGTGGGGAAAGCCTATAACAGTAAACAGTGGTTATCGCTGCCCGAAACTTAATGCAGCTGTCAAGGGAAGTAAGACCTCGCAGCACATGAAAGGGGAAGCTGCTGATATTGATACTGGAGACCGTCAGCAAAACAAGTTGTTGTTTGAATATATCCGCAAGAACCTGCCCTATGATCAATTGATTAACGAAAGCAATTTTGCATGGGTGCACGTCAGTTATCGAGCTGACGGTGCCAATAGAAAACAAGTGTTAAGTTTATGAAACAAAGGATCTATATATGGATTGCGATAACGATAGCATTGCTATTGGTACTTATTTAAATACAATAATATGAAATGGCTTCCTTATATATTAATAATTGTACTCGCTTTCGGTTTAGGATGGTTTGTAAAGCCATCCCCCGAAGCAGTTATAGAGGCAAGAACGGATACGGTGTTCAGTACAAGTATCATTGTAAAGAGAGATACTGTAAAATATTATCTTCCTTCTCCAATACTGTGTTGGCATGATGGTGATACAATCCATGTAGGAGACACTGTTCTTCCTGTTGAGCAGAAGATATACAGAGATAGTGATTACATCGCTTATGTGAGTGGTTACAGACCTAACCTAGATAGTATCTATGTTTGCTCTAAAACACAGACAGTAACAAACGATATCCATCACACGGTGAAGATAAAACCCAGAAGATGGGGACTGGGAATAACAGCCGGTTATGGATTTGGTAAGGATGGCTTTTCTCCTGCGGTTATCGCAGGAATAAGTTATAGAATATGGTAATCAACAGAAAGGAGGTAAAAAGATGAGATAGCAACATCAAGTATTATTCGCCACAGGTAGAAGTGTGGCATATAATAGAAAAACTCATTTGATAAAAGTAATTCTTTCAGGGGGCAGAATTAAAATAACCCCCGACACTTGAAGTTTAACGCCAATCAAACTTTAAAGCATACAAAAGCATACATAGGTAAGTGTCAGGGGTAGTAATATCCTTACTTATTTCCTACGTATGCTTTTGTCATGATTGTATTTGATTGGCAAGGCAAAAATACAACAAAAATTTAAACCACAATGTGTAAGTCTGAAATTTTTGCCAAAATAATAGCTCTTGTTTCTAAAGGAACAGAAATACCTACCGAATTAATAGTAAGTGACAACCGTGTCACAGAGATTGTTAACGCTAGATATATCCTTGTATATATTCTATACGAAAAAGGATTTTATCCATCTCAGATTTCTTCTCTCATTCATAAAACTAAGCGTTCAGTGAACTATATGATATCAAATTTTCATATACGTCTAAAAAGTGAAAAAATGATGAGAATATATTGGGATAATATAAAGAATTTGTTGGGAAACAACTGATTCCTCATGAGATATGATATATATACTTTTGTGAACGGTCGATTTTGACCGGGATACAAAATACAAATACTTATGGAACGAACTTATGTTTTTAACCAAGACGGTGGAACCGGAGCAAACAATGGTCTGCTTGCGTCCATTCTTCCGTCCTTGCAGAGCCGTGGAATTGACACAGGCTATCTGATGGGGCTGATGGGAGGAAATGGAAACGGCGGCTTTTTCGGAAACAATGGAGGTTTTCAGGACATCATTGCATTGATTGTGATTGCAGCCATCTTCGGTAACGGAAACTTTGGATTCGGTGGCAACAACAATAAGGGTGCCGATGAAGGAAGAGAAATGATCATGCAGACACTTAACCGGAACGGTGTGGACATTGCATCATTAGCCCAAGCTGTTAACACCTCTTCAGACCAAATCCTTGCCGGTATTAACTCTGTATCACAGGCAATCTGCGGTCTCGGTAACCAAATGGGTCAGAACACCAACAGTATCCTGACTGCGATTATGCAAGGTAACAACGCTCTGACATCTCAGATCTGTAGCTGTTGCTGCGATATGAAACAGCTTGTAACCACACAAGGATACGAGAGTCAGCTTGCAATGTGCAACCAAACTAACGCATTAATCAACACTGCTAACCAAAACACATTGTCATTGCGTGACGGTGCTACTGCCAACACGAATGCTATCCTTGCCAAACTTGATGCAATTCAAAATCAGGCATTGCAGGACAAGATCGCATCTCTTACTGCGGAAAAGGCTACTTTAACAGCCGAAATATCCCAGCGTAATCAGAACGCCACTATCCTGAGTGCAGTAGGACAACAGATTGCTCCTTTGGCAGCCGGATTGCAGGCATTACAAAGCGATGTTGATGGAATCAAATGCAAGCTCCCCAATACTGTGAGTGTTCAATACCCCAATTTAACCGCTATTAATACAGATTGTTTCCGTGCAGCCGCCTACGGTGCATATATGGGTGACGCTGTATACGGACGTAGTGGATGTGGTTGCAACAACTACTGGGGTTAATCCGGTAAGAAAGGAGGTAGATATGTGGCCTAACTTTTTTACAGGATTCCCATTCCCATCAATCGGAAGAACAAATTTCAACACTCTTCCTACGGTGGCTGTAACAGTCGGTACTGAGAATGTGACTTTGGAACTTCCTAACCACGCATTCCGTAACAGGGATTATGTTGGAGGATTCTATATCAGCCTCCGTCAGGCTATACCTGCCGGCACGACTGCTACACTTCCGATATTGATAGGAACTAATGGGGACACAAGACCGTTGATGGCTTATAACAATGAGCCTGTGACTGTTGCAAACTTGGCTGGAACCGGCATCTATGAGATCCATTATAACAAGTACACCAACGAATTGTATCTTGTTAATGGAGGGTACAGACCGACAACGGCTCCGGCTCCTACAGTAGAAACCGCTTCTTTACGGAGCAAGTAATAATTAACATGGAGTTTTGTGGTGGTTCCCAAAATGGGAATAACCACACTCCTTAAAATTAAACAATCATGTTTCAATCACTTCGTACCAATAACCAATTGTATATACTTCATAAGGATGCTAACCCGTTTATCGAATACGGCCCGGTGGTCAGCGTTTCCGCTCCCAAGCCGAAATATCCTATGGCATCCCCTATGGGACAGTTGCCCCAAATGGAAATGGTTGTGGATGTTGTTGTCTGCATCAACGGGCAGAACACGACATTCCAAAATCTTCCTGCCGGCATGGATATAGCCGACTTCGGACAGAACGGGAATATCGTAGTGTCATGCTCGCGTGATGCTATGAATAACGAGGTCGCTTCTATGAAACAGAAAAGCATAGACATCATCAACAGCATGGACTTCCACAATTCCGTCATTGCAGGGTGTGACAAGATGCTTACGCTCTTGAACCCTGAATTTGCCGAGAAACAACGTCAGGAGCAGGAAATATCCTCTCTGAAAGGGCAAATGGCGGAAATGAGCAAGAATATGTCTGACCTTATGGATTTGAACAAACGGCTCATGGAACAGCTCGGAGTGGTTGAAACATCCAAAACAAAGAAATGATTATGGGAATGTGGGAAATATTGGAAGAAGGGCGTGACGATTACGGACGCGGCTTCGGTATGAGAGGTGACGAGGTGGAGGAAGCCTATAAGGAAGGCTGCCGCAAAGGTTACGAAAAAGCCATGAGAGAAATGCGCGGAGAAATGGGTTTCCGTGATGGTGGAAGAAGTTATTCAGGTGGTGGAAGCTCATCCGGCATGGATGAACGCAGATACCCCGGATACTTTCCTGAATATCCGCGTATGGATGACATGGGCGAACGCAGACGCAGACGCGCTAACGGTGAGTTTTATTAATGGTGGAGGGGTGGAATGCCCCTCTTTTTAAATAAAGGTTATGGAACAGAGATTGGATACATACAGCAGATTTCCATCGGGCATGAGGGAATATCTGGAAGCATACGGCTTTCATTTCAGCAAGAAACTTTATGAATGGGCCGTTTCAAAAATGAAGGTGAAAGACGAAGCCACGGGCAAAGAGAAAAAGCTGGAGCCGTGGAGCAAAGATGAAGTGGACGATATGCTGAAAGCGAACGGAATTACCATTGAGCACGACAAGGGTTATGACGTTGCTTATGTCGCAAACATGCTGAAAGCGGATTTCTATAAAAAATCATTGGTTGACGAGGCTCACTTATGCAAGCATATAAAATGCTACCTTGATGATATTGATGGCGATCCTTGCAGGGCGTTTGACGAGTTCTTTGCCACCTGTATAGGTAAAGGGATTCCTGTAATCTGGTCGGATGTGATATGATTATTCAGGAGTTCTACATACCGAAATATGGGGACTGGCACGTCAAAGTGTATTATGCGGTACACACCTATTGGGCGGATCGGATCATTATGGACCTGTACCGTATAGGATGCAGGGGGGATTCCCTCAAGCGTGCGTATCGCAATCTGACCGAAGGCAGAATGAATACCGGTCTAACCTATTCGGACTACAGGAGAAGAGAGACAGTAATGGTTATCTCACTAACCTCTACCCCCGAAGAGTTTCAAAATTCGTGGGACCACGAAAAAGGTCATTTGTGCCGGCATATCTCCAAGGCTTTCGGGATTGATCCTTATGGAGAGGAAGCGCAATATCTCAGTGGATATGTCGGTCAAAAGATGTTTCCTGTAGCCAAAAAGTTCTTATGTGAACATTGCAGAAAAGGACTGGAAAAATAATAATCGAACAGAAGCGTTCTTTGACTTGTTGGAATTACCGCTAAATTAAAAGTGTTAATAGCTATCTTTGATATTGTCATATTGATATAATTACCTATATTTGCACCATATAGGAGTGCTGGTATGTACAACAGCATCACCTTTCACTATAATAAGGAATTTACAGGGACATCGTAATTAGAGAGCCTTCTGTAAATATTGGTATTATTTTCTTGTACTATGAATAAAGTAATTAATATTCCAAATGCGGATAGAGATGAACGAATAGGTAGTGTTTTCAATCATTTATTTTCTGTCATTTTTGCGAATGAACAAATAAGGGATAATGATGTTCCTGTTTGGGATTTTTCAAATACCTCTTTTTTTCATCCATTCTTTTTGTTCCCATTTGCCATATATAAAAGCAAATGTAAGAACGTACAGTGTAAAAATGTGGTTGGATATATGAGAAACTATTTAGAATGTGTTAAGTTCTTTGATATGCTGACAATAAAAGATGACATGGACCTAAATAGTGCGTTGAAAGAATATTTAGGGAAAAGTTATATCCCTATATGTCGCTTTAGTCGATTGAATAAGAATATAGATTCAATGCAGACCATTATTCAAGGAGTTATTGAAAAACAGAAAAATTTAGATTTAAAACTTAAAACTCCACTTTCGTATTTGATTAGTGAATTAATTTGCAATATAAATCAACATTCTGATAGTGATTATGGTTATATATATACGCAATATCTGAAACGTGAGAATTGTTTGGATATATGCATAGCTGATGATGGAATAACAATTTATGGAAGTTATGTCAAGTCACAAAAGATGCTTGATAAGATAGGTGACAATGAAGCTGAAGCATTGAAATATGCAAATGAAGGATATTCGACTAAAGACCTTCCTGATGCTGAAAGTAGAGGGTTTGGTATATCATCTACTAAAAGTATGATTGTGGAAGGTCTTGGAGGGGCATTCTTTATGTTGTCAGGAGGGGCATTCCATAGGCATGATGCATCTGGCGGAAGTGATTATGTAAAATTGCCTGAAACTATTAATTGGAATGGTACGATTATACTTATGAGAATACCATTGACAGTTAGTGAAGAATTTGATTATACGAAGTATATAAAATAGGAGGTATTATGAAAGAAATAATTAAGCTTCATGATCTACTAGGATCTGAAATACGCTCACGTTCTAATGCTGAAATTTTACGAGAAAAAATAGCAGAGCATAGTGGTTCTATAATTGATTTAAGCGATGTTTCTTTTATTTCGAGATCATTCGCTGATGAACTATGTATTTTAGTTGAGAAACATATTATTCAATTACGCAATGCCAGTGGTGTTGTGCAGAATATGCTATCTGTTGTTTCTGAAAGTAGGAAGAAAAAAAGAGTTAGAAAGACTGATGATACCAAAATAAAAGAATTTGATGATATGGAAAGTTTGACATCTTTTCTGGCTACAATTTGATAAGAGTGTATTCTAGGCATATCAATTGAAAATAAATCAAAGCGGTAATTTCCAACGGTTTTACCGCTTTTTTTATGTTTATATATGGAAGAAGATAAGTTGAGCATATTGCTTGAACAGGCTGATGATGTGCCTCACTGGTATTTTTGTCGTTTACTTGCTGTGATGCGATGGAACGTATAGAGAGGTGGATATACAGGCTGATACCTCTTGTCGTGTTGGCAAGGGTGATATCGTTGTGCCTATGAACTAAAAGCGATAACTCATAAGCACAACGGATGGATTTATATAATACTGTTTAATTTTTCCGCATGTTTTTCTACTGAACTATTTAGAATTTTTGCATAAACTTGTGTGACTGAAACCTTTGTGTGCCCTAGCATCTTAGACAACGTTTCGATAGGTACGTCATTTGCTAAAACAACAGTGGTAGCGAATGTATGCCGGGCTATGTGACTGGTTAAGGGCTTTTTTAAGCCGATAAGTTCAGCTATGATTTTAAGGCTTCTGTTAAATGACTGTACAGTAGGGACTGTAAATTTATAATCGTATTTTTTTAATATTTCCATTGCTGGAGTAAGTATAGGTGTGTAAAATTTGGTTCCGGTCTTGATACGTTCTCCGTCTATATATGCAACTCCGTTATGTTCTACAGTACATCTGTCATAATCAAACATGTATAAGTCAACCCATGATAAGCCGGTATAGCATTGAAATATAAACTGGTCACGTACTTTTTGTAATTGTCGATCATTCAACTCTATATTGCGGATAGATTGCAGTTCGTCCATTGTGAGAGGCTGTCTTGTTTTATATCTACCATGTTTATCTTTGAATACCCTGTAAGGTGTGTCCTCGATAAGTCCAAGCCGAAGCGCTTCATTAATATAAGGTTTTATTCTCTTATGGTATCCATGTATTGTTGTCTGTCCTCTTGTTGGATCTTCTCTTCTTATAAACCTGTCAAATAAAGCTATATTTTCAGGAGTGATATCGTCAAATGTTTTAATTACTCCGGAGCGTTTTAGAGCTTCCAGTGCTATAAGGTGCGCTCGTTTGGTTGACCATTTAAGATCCCTTCTTTGTAACTCGTCATAAGCGAAATCTAAAAATGACGATTTAGACTTTACGTGTTTTTCGTTATAAAAAATATTAAAGTTTTTTAGATTGATGTCTTTTCCTTCTTTTCTTATATTTTTGATAATATCATCAAACTTTTTTACATATTGGGTTATTGCTTTATTTAATTGTTTGAATTTAGCGTGACGTACCACAAATTCTCCATCCCATTGGTTTGAATACAGTTCAATGTCTGTTGAGATCCATTTCCTTTCTGTACGTGAGAATTTAATTTCAATTTCAACCTTAGCTGATTTCTCCGGTGTTGCTTTCTTTTTTCTGTCGAATACCGGCTTGATTTTCCATGTTTCCATACTGTTTCTTTTTAGTTTATAATTTGTTAATTATGGTAAATGTGATACCAAGTGTGATACCAGCTGTGATACCAGGAACAAATTGGTATCACAAATAGTTCAACAGTGTAATGATAAGTAATGCACAGTAACGGAAGTAATCATCAGTAAGATTACTTAAACACGTTGAAGATCAGTCGATTAGGTTTGTAATATATTGATTTATAGCCTATTGGCGTAAAATAAAAAAAGGGAGCATTTTGACCCCCCTTGAGCCGAAACCGGGAATCTAACAAATTATTTATAATCAACTGATTAAGCGTTGTTTATTGCCATTGGTATCACATAGTAAAAATATTCAACACGCCTCTAAGCCCTGTAGAGGGCTTTTTCTATGTTTTGTGATACCGACAAATTCCGTTTTAAGTTAAAAAATCCACCTATTTTTAACAAGATTGTATAGCGTATCATATTACTTTTTCATACAGTTTACCATTGATTGTTAGATAGGAGTTAAAACATAATGTTTTGCTTAGAATATTAGATTAATGACGTTATTCTATAATTTCTCCCAAATCAATATCAACGATAATTTTTTCGTCTGTAGTGGTATTGTCATAAAATATAATTTTTAACGAAATGACCATTTTATTTCCACTAGTAGATATGTTTGTATAATTGAGTTTAGAAGGCTTTTTATATTTATGATTGATATAGCTATGTAGATTTATATCTGTTCTTCCTTTGTCAAGGTCAAATATTGACATACCGTCATAAGAAGTCCTCCCGTCATCCCAATCGACTAGCACATATTTTCTTCCCAAAATAGCGTCAGGACTACCAAACCCAGCTAGATGTATATGGTTATTTTCTTCTATTATATTTCCGCTCTTGTCAATAATAAAATATCCGTTATTTTTCCCTATTATAATAGAATCCCCATATCTTATAGCTGCATTTTCGTAATCGTAATTATATGCTCCGTCATTACATATATATTTAGTAGATATAAGATCCCCATTCAGATTATAAATGGCAATACACTCGGCTGAGCATTTTAACATCATTGAAATATTAACAAAACCAGACCATTTACACAATAATAAATTATCATTGTCAAAAAAAGGATATCCTGAAGATGGCTCAAAAGCTACTGTTTTGTATTCTCCATATCCTAAATATATATCTACTGGATCAGGAATTATCATATCTTTCTCCCATATAATCTTATTATCACTTCTTCTTTCTTTTACCAGCCGCTTTTTAGATTCATTATTTATTGATGCATAATATATATGCGTTGAATCTTGGGCTAATAATTTCCATTCATTAGTTGTTAAATAATCATCTACGGGAATGTTATCTTCGTTATTACTACAACTAGATATTACTCCAATAAGTAATAAAGATATTAGCAATACTTTTTCCATAATATCTATTTTTTATTAAGACTAATCGTCTTATGTATATTATTCTTTTCTGGCTCTATTTTATTGCATGTAATTAGATTTAACTCAACTCCGAAAAGAAGTCTTTCTAATCTATCATGTTGGTTGTTCATCTTAATGGCAATGTCTTCTAATTTGTGTATTATATCATTGTTCATATCTAAGGTTTTTAATCTCCTTAAAAAACATGATAAGATGTTCATTTGTTTAGCTTACATTTGGTTTTTCTAACTGTTCTTTCAAATCGGTGTTTTCATTTTTAAGCACTTCGATAACATTTAGTAAGTCATCCATACGTGTTTGGTATGTTTCTATTACTTTTATAAGGACTTCGATAGTCCTTTTGCTGTCTATTTGTTCTCCATGTAAATCTATGTTAATATTTTTTGTTTCAATTTGATGTGGTGCGGATGTTTTATTCGTTTTTGATTCTAAATCAAGTGATGTGGGCTGAGATTTAAGCATCTCACCTTCACCACGGAGTAGCCATTCCGAAGAAACAAGCGGTTCAGCTTCCAAAATTTTATATAATGTTGAATATTTTGGCTCTGCTCCTCTTAGGATATCATTAAGTGATGTCTGTGCGATACCTATCTTTTCTGCAAAAGATCTTTTACTTTTATATCCGAATTGAGATATTATTTGAGTAATTCTTTCATTTACAGTTGTTTTCATAATATATTATTTAAAATGTTTCTAAATAACGGTTTAGCTTATATTTTTTAGCGGTTTAATTTGCAACTGAAAGTTAAACCGCTTACTTTTGCAATGTGAAAACGAACTGAATACAGTTTTATTTCGCAACGGCAATAATTAATATACAAATATATGAATAAAATAGGAAGAACCAAAGAAATCCCACGGATAATCGTTCCACAAGGTGCACAGAAACACATCGCATCTCATTTCGGGGTTAGCGGTGAAACAGTACGCAGAGCATTAAAGTACATTATCAACACTGAACTTGCAGTAAGAATAAGGGAAGAGGCGATAAAGAATTATGGTGGTGCAGAATCCATTATCAGAGTGAAAATATAAATATTCAAAGGTTATGATGACAAGAACAGAAATGAATATGCTCACGGAAAGATTTGCAGAAGTGACGGGAAAACAGAATGATTCTGTAATGAATTCTGCTAGATGCGCAGAATATCTAGGAATATCTCAAGGGGCTTTAAGAAAACGCGTTCATGATGGTACTATCCCATATACTAAAAAGGGCAAACTGTTGTATTTCTCTAAACAAGATGTAAATAAATACTTATTAGATAAATAAAAAATGAGCAAAGCAACCGATTTTATAAATAATAAATGCTACCAGCTTGGTAATCCGGTAGAACCGTTGATTTTTAAAGCTGACGCGCTGGAAGCTATTAGTATTGCATGCAAGGAGATAGAAGAAAGAACTGTGATAGTGTACCGGCAGTTATGTCCTTGTTTTCAAAGGGGGAAATGTAAGCATTATCCTCACAACCAAAAACAAGGTAGTCAAATATGTGATATGGAATGTGATCGTATAAGTTATCTAAAGAAACAATTGGCTTGTATTTCAGCAGACAAATAAATATATCCCCTCCCGTAAGATTCGGGGTAACAACCGGTTTAAGCCGTTGAGGGGAACAATATAAAAATGCATATTATGAAAACAGCTAATTTTATCCTGTCTATATTTGCCGCACTATGTTCTTTAGGAATGATTTATGGTGCGATAGTTACGGAAAGCCCTATAAAATCTGTATCGGTGATTATATTTTCCATTATCTCATTATTGTGTGTGAGATTGGTGGTAATGACATACAGAGAGTTAAAGGAATATGAATGATTTTTTCATCTAGTTTTTTTGTTATTTCATAAAGTTAATGTTGTCTGTCCGTGCCTGTATGTGAATATAGGTACGGAATTTCACCGTCCATGGTTGGTACTGTCTAAGGTAATAAACATAAATAATTATCTGTTCTAATCTCTACTTTCATTTAACGGATAGTATGGCGGCCCGATTCCGCTGACGGTGGCTGTAAGTTATCATAAGTGATAGATTAAGTCGTTTAGGTTTTGCTCCTGTAGTCTGTGAAGATAGCAGGAGTTTTTTAATTGGAAACAAGTTAAGTTATGGATATAAATATAATAAAGGAGAAAGCCAGAGAGTATGCAAATGGCATACATGGAATTACGCACAAAAGAACAGCATCAGTGGATTTTGAAAAAGGTGCTCAATTTGTTTTGGAATCCATGAAATGGAGGAATGCAGAAAAAGATCCTCCACCATTAGACACAAGAGTGTTTGTAAAGAGTTCCGGGAAATTTGTGAATACCGGGATGTTGGTATTCGATAGTGAGCATAAGAAGAACATTTGGATATGTGGAAATACTAACCGGGCATGGGACATTGATTTTTGGAAACCATTGCCACAATAATTAGATAAACTTAAAATAAATGGTTATGAAGAAAGGTGATAAAGTACGTGAGATAGGTGATACGTTGACAGGTACAATAGTTTATATCGCTAACGGATATGCTGATGTCAAATATCCTAATATGAAAGGTGTATGCTCATTGCCGATCCAATTTCTTGAAAAGGTATGAGAACTATAAGCCAGATAAGCGATGAATTGGAAAAGCTTTATTCAGAGCTTGATATAGTCCAGTCAATGAGTGAGGAATCGGTAAGGCTCACATTCAATGCTGAATGTAAGGGCAAGTATATATCCTTGCTTAATGAAGAAATCGATTCTCTAGAAAACGAACTTGAAGAAGTGGAAAGATATCATGGCAGGAAGCGGAACTTTGTAAGGACTGCGGACCTGCCTTTTTTGTGTTGGTAAAAGCGAACATTTTAAAATTTAAATATTATGCCTATAGTTAAGAAAAATGATGTTTTACCGGAGCGTCCTGTAATTATTGTATTATATGGAGTACCCGGAAGTGGGAAAACCTCAGTAGCTACAACAGCGGATAATCCTTTATTGATAGATTGCGACAGGGGGGCAGACCGCGCAGTACAACGTTGTGATACCATAATGGCTAAATGTTGGAAAGATATTGATTCAGAACGTGAATCTATGAAAGATTACAAAACAATAGTTGTCGATACAGCCAAATCAATGATAGACGATTATCTGAGTCAATATGCTATTGACAATAATTATAAATTGAAAACGAATACTTTAAAACGGTTTGGGCAGATGGGCGAGGACTTTAAAGAGTTCGTCAACTTTCTTCGCTCGAATGGTTCTGACATTGTTTTTATATGCCATGACAAGGAAACGGCAGACGGTGATGTGATAAAGCACTCTCCGGATTGCACAGGGCAATCAAAAGACCTGCTTGTCAGGATAGCTGACCAAGTTGGATATGTATTCATACAAAATGGGAAGCGTTCTATTTCATTTGCACCGTTGGATAATTTTGTAGGCAAAAATGTAGCAGGACTTGGAACTGTGGTAATACCTGATTATGGAACAACCGAGTTTGATACATGTATGTCTGACATTATATCGAAAGTGAAGATATCAATTCAAGGAAAAGGAGAAGCACAAGCAAAAGCTAATGAACAGCTTGCGGCAATACGTGAACAGCTTGCCGCCGCAATGACCGATGAAGATATTCTTGCCTTGATGGAGGCTACAAAACTATTACCTAAAATTATGCGAGTACCCTTCTTTTCTGAGATGCAGAAGAGTCTTGCAGCAAAAGGATTCACTTTCGATCAAGATAAAAAGTTATTCGTGAAAGTATGATACCGCTAATTCGCGTAACAATTTTAGAAGCATTCCGAAAGTACATAGAGCAAAGCGATTATGCCAACTATGAGATAACGGAGCAATCCGTTATTGACAGTATAACAGGCAAGTTCACGGGTAATGTGTATACAAAAATTGGACAGGCATTTCATAAAATAGTGGAAGAAGGTACACCGAAATGTGATAAAGTAGATGCAGGAGAACGTACCTTCCTCCATTATAATAAAGAACAAAAAGAGCCTGTTCCTTGTGGTAGATCCTTTGACATTGAAGGTGATAAAGTGATTATGGATATTGCACAATGCAAGACCGCGCTTTCCTATCGTAACGAATACCCGAATGCTTTTCATGAGATAAGACTGTATAAGGATTTTGGAGATGCTATTATAACAGGATGTGCCGATATGGTGAATGGTGTGGAGATCAGGGACATTAAGACTAAATATTCTTATCCTACCGATGCCGATTACATCAATTCTTGCCAATGGCGATTTTATCTCCAGCTATTCAATTTAGACGTGTTTCACTTTGACTTGTTCATCTTTGAAGGATACGACAAAGATAAGCATGGATATGATGTCAGAGGACTTCCATTGAAACGCTATGAGCCTGCTATTACATGTTATCGTTATGATGGTATGGAGCAGGATAATATGAATCTATTACACTCTTTTTTAGAGTGGGTAGAATACAGAGATTTAACCAAGTATTTATTAAAAGAAAAAATAGAAAATTAATTATGGCAATTTTAAGTGGTTCTATCTGTCTCTCTGATATACCTCGTGAGCAGATGAAGAAAATTAAGTGTAAAGACGGAGTTGAAAGAATCTATGTGAATGTGGCTGTTATCGAGCGCAAAGAGAAATCCCAGTTCGGGCATACGCATTTCATCACTTGTTCTCCTAAAAGAGAGGAACGGGTAGAAGGTACACGGTATATTTTTGGTGACCTCAAAGAGTTTGTACCTCAGAATACATCACCTAGCCCAGAGGATATAAATAATGCTCCGAGTGTTTCCCAGGATGATGATCTAGATTTGCCCTTCTGATGAAGTACGATGGTTCCAATCCTCTCCACGTCCAGCAGGCAAGAGCGAAGCTGGAGAAGTTGATAAAGGAACAGAAGGTGTTTGAATTGACGGAAAAGAGACCGCAAAGGGGTATTCAAGCCAACAAATACCTTCATGTCTGCCTTGCTTATTTCGGTTGCCAAATCGGTGAAACGATGGAATATGTAAAGCGGAACTATTACAAGATTCTCTGCAACAAAGACACTTTCGTCCGTGAGAGAGAAGACAAGTTTTTGGGTCGGATAAAGTATCTACGAAGTTCTTCTGATCTTGACAGCGCGGAGATGAGCCTAACTATTGAGCGGTTTCGGAATTTTTCGAGTGCCCAATGTGGTATATATATCCCATCTCCAAACGAAGAACGTTTGATTCAGTTGATGGAGATAGAGGTTGAACAAAACAAATTTCATATTTAAATGAAACTTACTTTGACAAAACAAGAAGTGCTTCTCATCCAGTTACTTCTTCATATTTATAAAAACGAGTTGCCCGATGACGGAACAGAGAAGCATGGACGTTTTGTCGGGAAGTTGTACAAGAAAATCAAAAGACAAATTATTAATCAATTAAAGCAATAAAATTATGGAAAGCAACATATCGCGCGATCATATTGCACTTGAAGCAATGAAGTGCATAATGATGACAGCAAAACGCAGGAGAACTTTATGGAATAGAATTGTAACATTGTTTTTCCCATCCAAAGAAGTTAGTATTACAAACTACAACTCTGAAAAACAGGCTAAAGCAGCTTACCAAATAGCTGATGCAATGATTAAGGAACGTAACAAGACAAAGGAGGAATGATATGTATTACGAGGTAAAGTTAAAGGTGATGAAACCTAACAAGGACGGTCTTGAAAAAGAAGTAAAAGAACACTTCATTACAGACTGCTCACTTTTTGCAGAAGCGGAAGCCAAAGGGATCGAACAGTACGCATCCGATAATATGGAATCTGATGTCTTCTCCATTTCACGTTCAAACATCATTGAGATAATCAACGAAAAGACAGAAGACAAACCATTCTTCAAGGCTACCATTGTAGATACTCAGATTGATGAGAACGGCAATGAGAAAGAATTGAAATACTATAATTTGGTTTGCGCAAAGGATTTAAAGGAGGCAAACACTTTGATGGAACAACACCTTTCACAAGGTTTGTCTGATATGAGATTGGATGCGATTGTTAAAACCAAAATAATTGATTTGATTTAGTTATGAAAGCATTATTTAAAATGGACTTCGATTGCGGAAGAATGGGCAATCTTGAAG